AATAGTAGTGACCAATTATCAGTATTAGCGGCAACAGAGGGAAGTTCAGCTGCTGTAAATGTTAAATCAAATGCAGTTTTTCGTGACGTTTCTGCTTGGTATCATATTGTAGTTGCACAAGATACAACACAATCCACCTCTTCAAATCGTTTCAAACTTTATGTGAATGGAACACAAATAACCGATTTAGGTAGTACAACTTATGGTTCACAAAATGCTAGTTATAGAATCAATGATAATATAGTTCATTATCTAAACAAAGATGGTTCTTCTCTTGGTAATAATTATTCAAGTTATTATGTAGCTGAAGTAAATTTTATAGATGGACAACAATTAAATCCAACTTCCTTTGGCGAGACTAAATCAGGCGTATGGATACCAAAAGAATATACTGGTTCTTATGGCACTAATGGGTTTCATCTTGAGTTTGGCGATAGTTCAAATATTGGTGATGACACTAGCGGTAACACAAATGATTTTACAACATCTAATCTTGCGGCTGTTGACGTAACATTAGACAGCCCAACAAATAACTTTGCTACTCTTAATCCATTAATAAAAGGCACTACTTATGGGGTACAGTCTGACCCTGCACCCACTAATGGCAATTTGGAAATAGCAATGCCAGGGGGTACTAACAATATAGCTGTCTCCACTTTTGAACTTCAAGCACCTAATAAATATAGATGTTCATTTGAATTAACTTCAAGAGGCAGTAGTACAAACTTTGAACTAGGTATTTGCAATGTCACCGATAGTATAAATAATGGAGACGTTCTTTACAATTCTTCAGGCTTTATTGCTAATGAATCTGGCACTCAACAATCAAGTTTAACTGATGCAAATACTGTTGGTGATATAGTAGAGATATTGGTTGACTTAGATGCAAACAATGTAAAATTTGCTCTGAAAGAAAACGGCAGTTCAACATGGGCGGCACTAGGAACAGCAGAAAATATAACTGCAAATCTTACAAATCCTATAGTGTGGGTTCGTGAACAAGGTTCTAGCAATATTAATGGAAAGATGGATTTTGGTCAGTTGGGATATGTTGGGTCTGATGATGAAAACTATTTACCAATGTCTACAGCCAACCTACCCGAACCATCCATCACACCGCTAGACGATGATTTGCCAGAGGACTATTTTAATACGGTGACTTACGCTGGAAATTCTGCGGATAGAAATATAGAGGTTGGCTTTAAGAGCGATTTTATATGGGTTAAAAGTAGAGACACAACAGATAATCATAGGCTTTATAATGTAATAGCAGGAGAACACGCTTGTTTGTTTTCTAGTACCACTGGTGCAGAATCTACTGCAACTGATGGTATAGCTTTTGATTTTGCAACTGGATTTAATATAGACGATGGTGTCAACCGACAAAGTTATAATAAGACTGGTGAGGATTATGTGTCATGGAACTGGAAAGCTGGTACTAGCTTTAGTAACAGTGCTGGTGCAAATGGCGCAGACATAGCCTCAACAGGTTCTGTTAATACTAAGGCTGGTTTTAGCATAGTAAGCTATACTGGCTCAAACTCAGCCGACGATGTGGTTTACCACGGGATTGGAACAGCACCATCCTTAATTATAATAAAGAATAGAGATGTTGGAACTTCTTCGGGGGCGTGGGGTGTCTTTACAGATAGAGTTGAGGCTGAAAGATTACAATTTGATACCAATGATGATTTTAATAATTATCCAATCCAAAGTTTCTCCGCAAACACATTTCAACTACCAACGTTGAATAATACAGCTTGGTCTGCGGCTAATGGTTATATTGCATACTGCTTTGCAAGCATCGAGGGTTACAGTAAAATTGGTATTTACAGCGGAAATGGTTCAAGCAATGGGGCGTATATCTACACAGGTTTTCGTCCAGCTTATGTTTTGATAAAACAAACGAGTGCGACTGGTAATAACTGGAATGTTCACGATAATAAAAGAGGTTCTAGTAATGAGGCTGACCCAACTATAACAAATAATAACGTTGTTGATAAGAGATTATTAGCGAGTACAAGTGGTGCTGAAACTACATTCACGTCATTAGACTTTGTGTCAAATGGGTTTAAATTAAGAAATAGTGGTTCGTCATACAATGGTTCTGGTAGTACATACCTCTACATGGCATTTGCTGAGATGCCATTCAAATATGCAAATGCAAGATAGGAGTAAATAAATGTGGAAATATAATGGCAAGGCTATTCGTGCTGGAAGGGGTTGGACAGATTCTGACGGCAACCAGTACCCAAGCAACTGGCTAGGGCTAACAACCGATGCTGAAAAGACTGCGGCAGGGCTAGTCTGGGAAGATGACCCAGCACCTTTTGACAACAGGTTCTACTGGTCTGCTGGTAACGCAAGGGCGTTGGATGATGTTACTGATGAAGATGGTAATGTTACACTGGGTCTTAAAAGCCAATACAAGGCGCAGACAAAAGCAACAGCAGGGTCAATGCTACAATCTACCGATTGGAAGATTGTGAAGGCTTCTGAGGTCGCTGATTACAGCGTAGACCAAGCTACCCTTGACTATCGTGCGAGTGTTCGCACTGCCAGCAATACCATTGAGGCGGCTATAGATGCGGTTGCAGACCTTACAGCATTTATGGCATTGTTCGACACACCAGTGGATAGTGACGGCAACCCAACTGGTAAAGCACCTATCAACAACTTCCCAGACGAGATTTAATATGGATATGGCTAGCCTCTTTGATATTTTAATCGGTATTGTTTTGGCTGGCGGTTCATGGTTTCTGCACTCGCAGTCACAAGAGATAAAACGTATTCAAATATTGGTCAACAAGACCAGAGAGGAATATGTAAGCAAAATAGATAGTAAGTCTGAGATGGATAGGATTTATTCCGCACTCGACCGCATCGAGGCAAAGCTAGACAGCATGACGAGGTAGCCAATGTTAGCAGAGTTGGCGGCTTGTAATGCGGCTTTTGGAATTATCAAGCAAGCCTGTGCTAACGGTAAATCTATTGCCGATTGCGGAGAGGCTGTCGCTAATTTTGTTAATGGCAAGGCTGACTTAGAAAAAAAACTCCACAAAAAAAGAAACAGTTTATTTGGCGGTAGTGCAGACCATGACCTTGAAGAGTTTATGGCTTTAGAAAAGATTAAGCAAAACGAACAAGAGCTAAAAGAGTTTATGATGCTGTACGGACGCTGGCATCTCTGGGATGATTGGTTGCGTTTCCAAGCTGACCAACGCAAGAGGCGTCAAGAAGAAGAGAAGAAGCGCAAGAAGCGTATCCACGATATTGTGGTAGGCACACTGGTTACGGTGCTTATGATTTTAGGTTTGGTTGTTTTAGCTGGTGTAGTATTTCTTATTTACTACGCAAAAAATAACTGATATCATTATTCGGGGTTAGTGTTTCCTCCTCCGTTCGCTAGCCCCACTTGGCACTCCCCCTGGCAACAATCATCAGTAACACATTTACAGTCTGGACATTGATAGTGTCCATGTACGTTAACTGCGTCTTTATTGCTATTGCAACGAGGACATTTATTTTGTGTCTGTTGATTGTCTTTTGTCATAGCTTCTCATTCCTGCAATTCCAAGCATACCAAATAGCAAAGGCATCATTACTGACATATCTGCCTGGGGTAATATAATCCCAAACCCTGCGGCTATAGGGCTTACCATGTAGTTTATCATCAAACTGAGGCCGCATATCCAGCCAATTAATGGTCGCCAACTTGACTGGAACCAATTGCCTTTAGCTTCCTGTTGATTGACCTTTATCTGCGCTACAGCTAGTTCCTGTGCGTGCCTCTCTGCCATAGTCGCTAAGTCGTGCGCTAACTGTGCTTTCTGATCCTTGTCCTCTATGAACTTGTCCAGAAGATTCGATGCTGCTGGTATTAGTGCTTGTATCATAATATCCATACCTCCTTTTAGCTTGGTCTATTCTTTGCTTTAGATGGGTTATTCTTCTTTCCATAAGACTGCCTAAACCTGTGTTTGAAAAATACAATAATATTAATGATAGTGTTAATAGTGACCATTGTCACTAGTATTAATTGCCACCATTCAGGCATCTATTTCTTTGACATCCAGGCGCTAACACCCATATACGCGCCAACAATACCTCCGCCAGTTATATATAATAAATTGGACAAGTCTGTTAAAAGTTTAATTCTTTCGTCTGGTATTATTGGTAGAAACATAGCGGTGGTATAAAGAGCCATAAATATCAGAACAGCCGTAGCCATTCTTCTCTGAGCTTTCATTTTGCGGTATTCAGCTTCGGCTGACTTTATGTCTTTGGCGTGTTCTAACTCTTCGTCAGAAATAATCCCATCACCATCTAGGTCATATTCATAATATACGGTTTCTTCTTCAAACTTTTTTTGGCTCATGCTACGTTCCTCATACGTTCCACTAAACGATTAGCCCTGTTAGGAACCTGATTATACCATCTTGAATCTACCATTTGGTTAGCAGCTTCTTCCCAGTTAAATAATATTACAGCTTCAATAAATTTCTTAAACTTACTTAGCCTTGGGCGACCCATGTTAAACATCATATTGGCGATGATTAGCTGAACTTCATCAGGCAATATACCAAAACTTGGAAACAGTATTTTGCATTCTTTTAGAACAATCTCTATGTCTTGTTCAAAGAGTTCTCTAACCCTTGTTTCGGATATAGGTGTTCCGACTGGTAGTCCACATTCTTGATCGCTTGGTAATATGAGATGACCGATGCCGCAAGTAGGCAAATTAAGATGATCCAAATAAATCTCATACTTAACCCCTTCATCTTCAGTTAACTCAGCCTGCAACTTTTCCAAGTTCATCTTTAAATCCTTCTTGCATTAATTTACTTGCTGTTACACCTAACTTATACATAGCATCATCTAACTCAGATTGACCTGCTTTATTGCCTCTTTTTGTCATAAAGACTTCTAAAGCATCTCCTGTCTTTGGATGGAAAGAAACAGTTACCGCTAACCCCGAACCAATATCCGTTGTTACGCAAGGTCTTCTATTAGGTATAGTCATTCAAAACCTCAATTGTTTTATGCCAAGTATCGTACTCATGTTCAGGGTCTGTGAACATATTTACATGGCGTGTCATTTTATATTGCTTTACTGATGAAACTGGATAGAACAATGCAGATCTATGTTCAACAGATACAAGGGCTAATATATCATAATCATACCTAGTTGGTAATCTTCTTTTTTTAGCATTTCCTAATTTAATGCTGCCAAGACCTGTTTGAAATTGTAATATATCTTTTTTATGAGATTTAGTCATTTGGCAAGATTTAACTTGCACCAAATACTTTTCAGCACTTTGCTTAGACCAGCAAATAAGGTCAATAGAATCTGTTTGCGCCATAGCGCAGCCCCATCCTTTTTGAAGGATTGCTGCCATTGCTAATGCTTCCCCAACTAAGCCAGCAGCCGTATTTGTCATCTCAACAGAGAGATACCTACTTTTTATCATCCTTAGTGCGCTGTGGTCTGCAAGTCAATTCATATCCAAGGCAGTTTAGCGCAAATTCTAAATCATTTATGCGAGGGTTATATCTTGTGCGCCACCCTCTGAGCGTATCCCTATGAATGCCTGTTCTTTCCGAAAAATCAGATTCCGAACATACCTGCTTTTCAAGCTGTTGAAATAAGAACCTCACACAGGGGTTATTATTTAATATAGGCAGTTTTCTAAACTGTCTCATTTTCTATAAACCAAGTTAAATATACTTGTGCTTTTTCTAGATCTTGAGTTCCGTTTTTACTTCTATATCTCCATATATATTTCATAACATTGCCTTTGCAATAGTCACTAAAACCTTCTTTTGACATAGAAGAACGAATAGCATCTATGCATTCTATGTCACCAGATGTATAATGATTTGGGCTTTTTACTAAATCATTTTCTATTTGTTTTGAATTACTTAGCATCATTATTCCTAATCCGCACCTGATTGTTGCTTTCTTCAATGAAGCACATCAATACTGCATGTTCACCGTGATGTCCATGTAATTTTTTTAGGACACCCCAACCTGCTTTTTCATATTTTTTTATGTGTCCATGTTGCACATATTTAAGACGCATATTTTGTTTTAATTTTTCTTCGACATTAAACATTTCACAACCTTTTTTAATTTTTGGTCTAACTCAGAATTAGTATCAATATTATTTTCTATTTTTTCTATGCCATGAGACATAGAGCTTCTGTCTTTACTGACCTGATTAGCTATAAAATTATCGGAATGGTCTGTTGTTCTTTGCGCTAAATAGAAGAACACCCATCTAGCGTCACTGATAAATTTTGACCTTTTAGAGCTTATAATTATTGCAGCACTTATGTTTGTGACTTCTTCTATTGCGTCAAGAATATCTAAAAGTTTATCAGAGTGAATCGAAAGTCGGCACTTCTGATCCCTTTTTCTTGTGACGGTTTTTATCAAAGCACTCGTCTGTGCAGAAGAATTTACCTGTTGCATTTGCTGTTCCTCCATATTTCCAGTTAAATGTTTTGCCACAAAAATCACAGTCACTGTAGTTATCTGGTTGGATATACTTAGGTTTACTGCGATTCTTGCGTGGCATGTTTAAAACGGTATTTCATCTACCAACGGCTGCTGCGCAGGTTTTTGCGCGTTACCATTACCCATAGGGCTTTCTGTAAACTCTTGAACCTTCAGACTAAGATATTTCTTGCCTGCCTTAGATTCATTGTTCCAACCAGACACAGAATACTTAGTGCCATTTATTTTGACTGTACCACGCATATCAGGGCGGTTTTGATTATCACCCTTATCATTGTGAAATAAAGAACCAGTCATATCCTTTTGTTCATATTCAGCCATTAGCTTCTAACTCCTTTTTCCTAGCTGTGAACTTTGCGACATGATCGCTTGCCGCCATCCCAAGGCGATTGTAAAGCGCCTTTAGTGATTCCAAATCTGGAGCCATTCGTATCTCATCATCAATAGACAATGGTGTTGTAATTGCCTTTGGTTCTGATGATTGAACAGCAACAGGTGTCGATGTAGCTTTAGCCTCTGTTTTACGCCCCACAGCGTCCATTTCGTTAGCAGATGCATATTCGCCACCTGCAAGTCCTAAAGACGACAGAGCGCGTCCTACAGCGCTTGTCTCGCAGTTTTCTAGTGCAGAGGTGGTGTTAACGTGACCTTGCCCTCTGATCTCTTCTGCCATACCTGCGCCAACGGTCATGCCATTACTATCTGTAATGATAGCTTTGACAACAACGCGCTGACCATCATCAACAATAACCTGCGTATCAATACCAAGGCTAGTTCCAAAGACCTGCCTGAATGCTTCCATGCGATGTACTACTTGTGTGTACATCTTACCGCCACGCTGTCTAACACCGTGACTTTTGTTAAGTTCTGAAACCAATGCCATTGCTTGGTTTAATTTTGCGGTAAAGTCTAAACTTTCCATAGGTCTTTAGCCTCCTGTTTAAAGTTATGATCCCAGTAAAAT